CCCCCGCCGCAGGCCGGCGTCTTCCGGCTCGTCTTGCGGCTCGTCTTGCGCGGCGGCTGCTACGTGCCTCGGTGGTGGCTCGTAGGTCAGGCGCACGCCGGTCGCAGCCTCGTACATCATCGCAGCCCGTTCCGCGATCTGCGCCCGAACGGTTGGGGTAAAGCTGCACGCGTGGCGGCTTGGTCGGGCCAGGTCCGGAATGACCAGCCATGCAGAATCTGGACTCTTGTCGCGTCGGCGGAGGCATAGGCCGTGGATCGAGACGCAGCCGTCGAGTGTGACATCGAACGTGCAAATGTAGCCGAAGTCGACGGCCCGCGTTGCGAAGTTCATGATTTCGATTTTCATGTTGTTCTCCTAATCTCTACCGCCGGTCGCCCATTGGCTCTGGATTCGCCGCGGCTGTGCCGTCGGCTGTGGTTCCGTCCGCAGTTCACTCTCGCGGCGGTCGTGGTTGATTGTCAGGCTCTTGTGGGCTGCGATGGCGTAAACGGCGCAGTCCAAAGTTTCATGCCGCTTGCCGGTGACGGGAACGAACTCATAGACCTTGGCGCCGCGCCGATAGCTGACCTTCATCCGCTCGCCGGTTAGCTGCTCGAAGTAGTCCGCCTCGAGGCTATCGGAGAACCGGATCTCGCCTTTGGCCAGGCGACCGAAAAGCGCAGCTTTGATACCGTCGACGCCGACAATCCAGAGCGCGCCTCGTCGTTTGGCGGAACGGCTGGCCGCAATCCATGGCAGGTTCCCGCCACGTCCTTTGATAGCCATCACCTTCCGGCGAATACGCGGGCCGCAGAAGGACATCACTTTGTCCATGGTCACGCCGTCGCCGGCATCGATCGCCGCAGCGTCAACGCCAATCGAGCCGCCGTGCGGATGCTTCCACCTGGTTTTTAGCAGGTCGTCGAGCTCCAGCCATGTCTCGTTGTCGTCCCACTGGCCGTCAATGATGATGTGCGCCAGGACATGCGGCAGGCCGCTGCGATCCCACCCTAGCAGGCTGGTTTCGAGCCGGTCGTGCTGCACATCGACGCCGGCCGTAATAGCCAATATCTCGGCAGGCATGGCTTCAAGCCCGAATGCCTCGCGACGGCCTAGCAGTTCGTGCTCGTCTAGTTCCGTTCCGCCACCGTTGGTGCCTTCAGCCAAGATCGTGTTGATGAACGTCTTGAGGTCTTCCGGATCTTTGGAGGCGGCAACGAATTCAACGGCCAGCTTGCCCCAGGCTGCGTTTTCCAAGAGGGAAACGAGCGCATTGAGCCGAAAGCCGGCATGCCCTTTGACCTGCGGCGCCGTTATGCGCCAGCGGCCGTTCTCGACCATCTGCAGCTTAAACTTCTCGTCGGTCTCGGTGCCGCACTCAGGGCAGTGCCAAGCGGCCTTTTCGGGCTGGCCGGTTGGCCATTTGATGTCGCCCCATTTCAGTTCGTGGAACGAGCCACAGTGCGGACAGGGACACTCAAAGATCCGCTGGTCGCTTTCCGCATACCGCGCCAGCACGTTCGACGTGTCTGCATCAGTCGGTGTCGAGCCGACGACGATCTTGCGGTCTGGGAAAGACAGCGTGCGCTTTTCGGCGAGCAGAAGCGGGTTGCCTTCTGCCGTCACCGACATGCCGTCGACCTCGTCCATGAGCAGAACGCGGACGTTGTGACGGCGTAGGTTCTTCGGGCTTTTGGCAGCCACCACTTTCAGCGATCCGCCGGGGAAGCGCCTCGACAGCATCGTGTCGCGGTCGCCTTCCCGCGTGTCGCCAGACAGCAGCTTGCGGATGGCCGGCGATGCGTCGAATATCGGTTCAATGTCCGACACGACATAATCCCGACAATCGGCCTCGGTCGGCAGCACGGCCAGGATGGGCGAAGGGTCGTTGGCAACGAAGCCGGCGATGGCGCCCGTCAGGAGGGTTGTGAAACCCACGCGCACCGGCTTGACGATCGTGACGCGCTCAACATCCGGGTCGCCTATCGCGTCGGCAATCTCCACCTGCGGCTTGTAGAGCTTGATGCGGCCTGAAACGGCAGCAACGGATTCAGGGAGGCGGATCGCGGATTCAATCCAGGTCGACAGCCTCATCTTCGGCGGCGGCTTCGCCTTCATGAGGGCGCGCCGCCTGATCTTGGTCAGGGTTTGCAAGGGCGGTCAAAGCCTCTCTGATTTCTTGGTCGACTAGCGCGATTGCCGCGGCGTCGAACGCGCTACCGGCTCGCCGTCGAATCCGGCCGGGGATGGCCAGCATGGCGCTGCGCACTTCGGCGACGATGCCTTCCCACTCCTGCGCCACGGCCTCGGCTTTCACGAGCTCGCCGCGGGTGGTGGCGTTCTTCAGTGCTGTGGCGTCGGCTTGTTCCTTGGCGAGCCGTGCGCGCTGCTCGGTAAGGTCGAGGATTTGCGTTTCACCGCCGCGCCCGGCTGAGACTTCCCGCAGGTGCGCAGTGTAAGCAGCGATGGAGGCTCTAAGGTCGTACTTGCCGCGGCCGGTGCGGATGATGATGGACCTATCGGCCAGGTCGCGAACGGTGCGATCCGACACGCCGAGCCAGTCCGCAACCTCGCGGGCGCCGACTATAAATTTTTCTGATGGCAACGGAACCCCCTATAAGAGTTTTGCATAGGTTGAATTTCGGGGGTCGTGGTGGCCCGCCCATGGATTGGCCGGTAGGACCCGTGCGACTTGCCGTCTTGCCATGTGCTACGACAGAAGCTTGGCGATGACCTTCTCGACCCGCTCCTGAAGCAACGGCCTTGCGATCTTCTCGAAGGCGGCAAGGGTTGCGCCCTGCGTCATCTCCGTGGGGATCACCACGCCAGAGCGAGCGAACGTGTAGAAGCGACCCTTGGTCCTGACCATCACGTGGCCTTTAAACCGCGGCACGACCTTACGAGCACCGGGAGCGCCGCCCATCATGAACGCGCCAGGGTAATAGGTCGTCTTGCCGAAAGGTTTGGCGACGACACCACCGCCTTTTTCTTTCGGCTTCAGATACTTCAGGCGGATATTCCCGCCTCGCGTCTTCATCTCGTAGGTCAATTTGCCTGGCCGCGCCTGTGATGGATCACCGACAGCAGCCACGATGACGCGGCGGTCAAGGCCGGTCTGCTTGGTCAATTCGCGGATGACTTGGGTCTTGGCGCGGTTGCCGACCTTGTTGATTTCGCGCGGTATGACCTTGGGAAACTCCTTGTTCAGCCGGTCTATTTGCCGGCCGAACTTGAGGATGGTCTTGTCAGACCACTTGGCTGTCATTGTCATTATGCTGCATCCATGTAAGCGGCCTCAACAGCCGACTTGATTGAACCCGCCTGACGATCAACGACGGCTTGCGCCACCGCTTCGGCGTTGCCCGCACCTGAGATCTGGAAGTGGTTCGTCACCTGTATGGGCGGCAGGTTGTTGTTTGCCGCTGACGACGCACCAAGCGCATGGTTCGGAGTAATGACACCTGCATTTGACGGGCTGAACAACTCAGGCCCGCGCTCGCCGACCAAGTACGTCTTGCCGGCGCTAACCGGGCCGCCCGCAGCACGCGCGCCGTCCACCTTTGGAGCATCACCACCACCGCCAAGGAATGACGGAAGGCGGATCATGCCCGAGAGATCGATGTTGCCGATGGCCGACTTGATGCGCGACGGGATCGCCTTGATCCAGGCGATGAACGCGTCGAACTTCGCGACCATGCCATCCCAGAGCGCTTGCACCATCTGCGAGCCGGCTTCGAAGATTTGCGCGTGTCCGTCGATGAAGACGCGAATAATCCGCTGCGTCATCGCCTTTGCGCCGGCTTCGATCGCCTCGCCGTGATGGAATGTGATGATCTCTTTGTCAAACAAGCCGGTAAGGCCGGACAGCTTGTCCATCACCCATGCGCCCGCGTCACCGATGGCACGCAAGCCGGCTTCGATCGGCGCTAGGACGGGCCGCAAGAATTCGAATGCGGGTGCAAGCTCCTCACTGATGCCAGCCGCCACGCCTCGCATGGTGGCGCTGATGCGGTCCCAATACTTGTACAGCATTGCACCAGCGCCTGCGACAGCGGCCACGCCTGCCGCAATGGCAAGCCATACCGGCGCGCTGATGGCAGCCAGGGCAGCACCGACGGCCGTTGCAGCGCCGGCAAAGGTGGTGAAACCGATTGCCGTCGAGATCATTCCACCGAGCGCGTAGAGCCCGGCAAATCGCAAAGCAGTGAGTGCGATGCGGAAGGCGATGACCGCGGCCGTTGCGCCAACTATGCCAGCCGTGAGCGCGGGGAAGCGCTGCGCAAGATCACTGATGTTTGTGACGGTTGGGCCGAGCACATCCATGACGCGATTTAGCGCCGGCAATAGCGCATCGCCGACGCTGATGGCCAGGTCGGTCACGCGGTTGCGGAACAACTGCATATTGTTGGCGGAGGTCTTCGAACGGACTTCGAATTCCTTGGCAGCGCTGCCCGCATATTGGCTCTTGTCGCCGATCAGGTCCAATGTATCGCCGAGCAGCTTGCCGTTGCTGATGAGCGGGCCAAGGGCGCGTGCTTCATCGCCGAAAAGGTCTGAGACGAGGCTGGCGCGCATGTCTGCTGGCAACCTGCCGATGCGCTCTAGAACGCCCTGCAGTGTGCCCATCGCATCGTTCTGCATCGACTTCGCGACTGTCTTTGATGACAGACCGAGCGTCTTAAATGCCTTTGCTTGGCGAGCCGTTGCCCCGGATCCACGAGTAAGCGCACGGCCGATGTTTAGGATGCTTGTGGACGCGACTTCGGACTCGAAGCCCGCGCCGGTCATGGCTGCACCAAGCGCCGCGACTTCTTCCGCGGTCATCCCGAACTGGCTGGCCATAGGCGCAACGCGACGGACAACATCGAGGATCTTGGGTGCCGATGCCGCGGAATTGTTGCCGAGGTGATTGATCGCGTCGGCAAGGCTGGCCGTGTCGTCGATGCTGCGACCGAGTGCTGTCTTCAGCTTGGCGAGTGCTTCGCCGGTCTGGTCCGCGCTCATGTCCCAAGCAACGCCAACCTTAGCGGCGAGCTCGGTGAACATGAGCAGTTCGTTGTTCGCGATACCCGACTGGCCGGCTGCAGCAACGATCTGCCCGAGGCCATCCGCCGCCATGGGGATGCGCAACGAAAGCTCGCGAATGTCCTTGCCCATTTGCTTGAACGCGGCCGGGCTTTCGAAGTCGACGACCTTCGCGATATCCGCGAGGGTGCTCTCGTAGGCAACGGCAGCGTTGATAGGCGCTGACAGGGAGCGAGCGAGGGCGTAGCCGGCGCCCATGGCGTCAAGCATCCTGCCGCGCATCTGGTCGAGTGCCGCGGTGTTACGCGCCTGCATCGCGTAGAGGCGAGACAGTGTGCCAGAGATGGCTTTTGCCGGACCTGAAAGCCGGTCCAGCAAGCTCACAATAAGTTTTGCGTCTTGGGTCTTAGCCATTCTTCGGGCCACCATTTTTCTGGTTCAACCACCGGACAGCGGCCTGCGCGTAGGCGATTGTTTTCTCAGGGGGGAAGCCCTCCACCTCTGAAATCGAGGTGGAGAGTTCGGAGGCGACGATGGTGATTAGATCGATCCATCGGCCGTCGATGGCTGGTCGTTTCCCAAGAGCGGCGCGACAGCCTCAGAGATGGCCGTGAAGTCCTTCAGGCTGGCGTCCTTGATGACCTGGATCGGCACGTCGGCGATGGTGGCGATGAGGGCGACCATTTTCGACAGTTCGCCTGTAAACTTGTCCAAGACCATCATGTCGCCGGTCTTCGGCTCGCGAAACGTGAGCTCGGTGTATGTCTTGCCGGAATGTTCGACGGGAGTTTTCAGTACATAGTTGACTTGCATGGGGAGTCCTCCTTCAGTGCAGCCTTGAGGCTGGACAGGGTGATGGGTGTGTCGGTGGATTTGGGAGGCAGGGCCGAGTAGACGCGGCCGAGCGTGGCAGCGTAAAAGCGCTGCATCGACGTGATGATTTGCATTGGTCAGGCCTGATTGAGCGCCAGGATGATGACGCTGGAATAGCGATCGTTGACCGTCTTCACTTCCCACCACGGCTGGCCAGGTAACTCGAGCCCGCGGATCTTGTCTTTGGCTTTGAAGACAATGCCAGGATAATCAGCGCGGTTGATCACAAGCGCGGCTTCGGCAGCGGACAGCGTGGTGGTGAGCCCGTTGCCAATGTTGATGGTGCCAGCCGGATTGGGAGTGTGGAGCACTCCGCGGATATCTTGGATGGGGCGCGTCGCATCCAACGTACCGCTCGATGTCATCGGCGAGTGGCGCACCAACTCGCCGAAGGCGCCGAGGACGGCCGCGTCAGTGGCCGCCTCCAGTTTCTTCCAGTCCATTAGATCACAATGCGACCGACGGCCGAGGGATTGGCAGCAGGAAGGGCAGCTGCGCCGACGAGCGTGTTGCCCGATGCGGTAGTGGTGAGCACCTTGTTCGTGTTGTCCCAGTAGATCGCGGCGCCTTGCGTCCATGCCTGTGCACTGGTCTTAGCATGCTCAAAGACGCCTTTCCGCTTCACGTTGACCGGCTGGCCGGACACGGCCGAGGTGACGGCAAAGCCGAAGATGCTGCCGACGAGAACGCCGTCGCCGGAGGAGACGTCATACGGGGCCGTTACTTCAAGGATTTCGCCGCTTTGGATGAAGTTCTTCATTAGTTGAATCCGTCTGTGAATGTTGGGAGGAAGCGGCGCGGCTTCGTGCCGGATAGGGCCGCGATTTCACGGTCGATGGCCGCGATTGCTGCCGCCATCTCTTGGTCGCTTTTGTATTCGACCTCGCGCCGGGTGCCGCCTGACACAAAGACGGTGCGCAGGGTGCCAGACGAGCGGGCGGCCACGAGGGCCGCCCGTTGACTGTTCAGATCCTCAATGGACATTACGCGCCAGCATTCTTTACCGCGCCGCGGAAGTCGATCGCGCCGACTGCGAAGTCGAGGTTGGCCGCGATCTTCAGCGCCAGGGTGTCAAAGTCGCGCTCGGTGCGGATCTGAGGACCCTCAGCACCACCGACGTAGCCATACACTACGGTCGGCGCGGCGCTTGGCGAGGTGAAGAGGTAGTACTCAGTCGCGCCGAGCTCTGCATCGACGACGAGTTCGGCGAAGTTTGCCCACGGGTTGACGTCGCTTGTCTTGGTCGCCTGGATGGCGGTGAGCAGCGTGCGGGCTGCGACTTCAAGATCGGTGCCGACGACGAGCATGCCGGGCTGCAGGTTCAGCTTCATGCCGTCGAGCGAGGTCTGGCTGCGCAGCGCCTTGACCATGGCGGCGATTGTCGTGGCACCAAAAGCGGCGGCGGTGGGCAGATTGCCATGTGCGACCGAGAACAGCGCGTTGCCGTCCGACATGGTCGGGTTGGCCTTCAGGACGCCGTAGGCGAGTGCGTTCTCGTCATTGGCCGCACGGATGGCGATGCCGGAGGAGAAATCGCTCAGTGCGGACAGGTCGTCGTTGATGAGAAGGCGACGGCCAAGCGCAATGCCGGTGCCGTATTCACGCGCGGAAACCTTTTCGGCGCTGGAAGACAGGGTGCCATATTTGACCTCGCCGCCTTCCTTGATCTCCTTGAAGGCCGGCACGTCGCCAACGCGGAGGAACGAATGTTCCTTAAAATCGGCAAACGGCTTGCGAGCCGCCCACTTCCGATAGGTTGGCGCGGCAATCTGGTACTGCGCAAGCAAAGCCTTGTTTGCTGCGGCCGACACAAGCTCCGGGAAATCGCTGGTGCTATGGGCGCCCACGGCACGCTGCAACAGACCTTCGGTGTCGCGAAGGTTGACCCGCTCGCCTCGGGCAACGGCAAGGTCGCCGGCCATATCGAGCAGGCGGTGCGAACGGAATTCGACGGCTCGGCCTTCCAGCTTCACGGCGTTCGGCGCGATGCGGTGCGCCAGTGCGTCGGCCATGGCGGAACGGATGGCTACCGGGTCGGTGTGGTCGGTGCCCACCTGGATGTTAGATGGTGTGTTGGTGGTGCGGGTCTTCATCGCCTCAATAGCGGCGGCGCGAGCCTGGTCGACGGTGGCTTCAGCATCGATCTGGGCGTCGATCCATGCGGAATCAAGCTGCGTGGCCTTGGCGATAGAGCGGATTTCGGCGTTGATTTCAGCGCGAGTCATGGTCTTCTGCCTTTCGGGGGTGTGGGAGCGAATGCCAGCGGCCGGATCTGCGCCGATGCTGGTTAAACTGGCCTCAAGGATTTTGAAGTTTTTGGCGGTCAGGGTTCGCTTGCCGCCGGTTGTGGTCTCTGCCCACTTCGCCACGTCGTAGCCGATCGAGGCTGAGAAGGACCGTCCGTCCGAAAGCTCCGCGGCGATGCGCTGCGCCTTGGCGGAATGGCGGGAGAGCTTGGCTGTGCCGACAATCTCAGAGCCGACGAGCCGGATGTTGGTGACGTCGCCGATGTTGTCGTCGAGGGAGCCTTGGCGATGCGAATCCAAAAGCGGAACACCCGACTCGGGCCAGGTGGCCCCGGCGAGGTCCAGAACCTCGACGAAGCCGCCGCGCTCGACCGCGGCGCCGGTGGAAAGAACAAGCTCGAACGTCCAGTCGTCCTTGTTCCACGAGGACGCGCGCATCGGCGCAGCGCGCTGTTGCGTGCCGTTTGGTAGTGTCATTGATGACCTCGGAAGTTAAGCCGCGTCGGCGACGGGCTGGTTGTTGTTCGCCGGCTTGGCTGTGAAGTCCAAGCCCAGGCTCTTCGCGCGGGTATTGTCAGCCGCAATCTCTGCGTCGAGTTGTTCAATGTCGATACCGCGGGCCGCTACGGCTTCGCGACGAGACATGAGGCCGGCGTTGATCGCGTCGATTTCGGCGGTGACGTCCCGGCTCGGATCAACCCAGTGTTGTTTAGGGGTAATCCACGCAACCGGCAAAGCCGCCTCGACGGTTGCTTCCACGCGGCCGGATAGCACTTCCAGCGTTGCCCAGCGGCGCCACACGGGCCGCAAGAACTGGAAGGCAAGCAGACTATGCTGCAGGGCTTCCACGCGCCGCCGGAACTCGACCATGCCGGCACGGATCGAACTATAGTTGACGTCCGACAGGTCGCCGGACAGCAGATAATCCGGCAGGCCAAGGCCAACCGCGATTTCCCGTTCCGTGATGTCGGCAAACTCGATTGTCTCGGCGCCCATCTTGGCCGGGTCGCTAAACCTCACGTCTTGGCCCGGCTCCATATAAAGAAGCTGGCCGGGTTGCCAGTCGCCGATGACGGTGGATCCGGACTGTTCGCCTTCCATGGGCGCCGCAGTGCCATCGGGGTTCGTAATGAAGCCAACGAGCATCGCCGCCATACGTTGCCGCATCATCTCCGCATCACGCCAGCCGTCCATGTCGGACAGGCGGATGATGACTGGTGCGAACCAGCTGACGCCACGAACTTGACCGGGCACTTCACGCCGGAAAACGTGCAGAACTTCGCTGGCTGGGTAGCGGGTGCGCTGCCGTGTGGATGCGTAGTCCATGGCAGCCGGTCGGTCGAAAATATGGAAGGCCACGCGCTTGCCGGTAGCGTCATGCTCGACCCCTTGAACGACGACATTGCCGTTCGCCAGGTTGGCCGTATAGGATGCGTCAAGCTGCTCTGCTTCGAGCACGCGGATCTGCAAAACGTCGCCATCCTGAACAAAGATGGCCAATGCTTCGCCGTCAATGACGACACGCCGGACAATCAAAGCCTGCATGCCGTAGAAGTCGGTAATGGCATCAGCGTCGGCGTCATCGGTCCAGTTTTCGAAGGCGAGGTTGAGCGTGTTGCGGAGCGGGCCGGTAGCCTTGGCCTGCCCCTTGATACCCGTGCCGACGAGGGCACTTACCCATGCCTCGACACCAGAAGCGGCGAGCGGGTTGTTGGCCGCCAGGTATCGTGCGCGGGCCGCAAGAGTACCACGAGCAGCGGCGATGGACTGCAGGGGGTGGTGCATGGTCTTGAGCGACGAGCCGCGTCTGCCGCCTTGTGCGGCTGTGTAGGACCGCTTGCCGGAGAAGAGGTTGCGGAGGCGATCAAGCATGGGCAGTACCAAAATACTTGCTTGCCCACGCCCGCACCGCGGTCCAGCAAAGCCAGGCGGGTACTGTGAGGTTCACTCCGTCCTCGGAATAGACCACCCATTCCCCATTATGGGCGACAGGCCGCGGGTCAGGCTTGCCGGCGAAGACGAACGCCGAGAAGACCGTCATGGCGTTGATGCGGACGTGCCGGATGCGGAGCTTTGCCAGGAGCGAAAGCGCGAAAACGTCGTGACACGAATAGCGCGTGCGGTTGCCACTCTGATCGCCGACTTCGAGACCGGCAGCGCGCGCCAGGGTCAGCCAGAAGCTAACAGTGGAGATCGGGGTGTCGAGGAATTGCGCAATCTCGGAGAGATTGAAGGTGGGCTTCGTCCACCACGCGGGCACGACGAAGCAACCGCCGGCGGGCGGTGAAGGATGAGCCACTACAGCCTCCTGTAGATTAGTTGTTGAAAGATGGGACGCGAAGAAAAGCCGCCCCCTCGCGGGGACGACTTTTGGAAACTTTGCCCGGTTCGCGAAGGACGCGCTCGACGGGCTGATCGCGCCCAGGAGAAGAAAACCAGGCGGCGATGGGGGGGGGGGG